AATGTCAGATCGTACTGTCAGTGGAAAAAGGTGGGTAAAATGAAAGAAGCGAACATTCAAAACGGGATCATGATTGCGCTGTCTAAGGTCGGCGCAACTATATTTCGAAACAACGTCGGTCTTGGCTGGACGGGCAAGGCGATCAAGCAAACCAAGGAGGCCATGGTCAAGGTTTACCCAGGTGACGTGCTGGTGAAGAACGCCAGACCATTGCACGCGGGATTGTGCAAGGGCAGCGCGGATCTGATCGGGTGGATGCCTGTTGTGGTCACTCAAGAAATGGTTGGCAGCACGGTTGCGGTTTTCCTTGCGCCTGAAGTTAAAACGGAAACGGGCCGCGCGTCACCCGATCAGGTTAATTTTGCCAACGCGGTCAACCGTGCGGGCGGACGTGCTGGCATTGCGCGAAATAGTGACGACGCGGTGCAGATTGCGCTTGCTAAGGTTAACGGGGCGGGGTAGGGTTATTACAGAAACCAGCAAAGGATTAAGACCATGACATACCAAGTAAAAGTCAAAACAATGCGCGGATTTAAGGTCAAGCACACAGTCGACACTGTGGAAGAAGCCGCAAAGATTGTCCGCAACTATTCAAACGACGGCATCCGCGCCATTGCTGCCCCAAATAACAAGTAAGCCGCCCCACCAACCCCAACAACGGAGAAACACCATGACAACCACATCAATCATCCCACACGAACCGGCAGCCATTCAGTCGCTATTTCAAAACGGCGCGCTGCGAATTGATCCGCTAATCGAGCGCATCGAAGCCGAAGTCAGATCACACGTTGCGGACCTGACAACCAAAAAGGGCCGTGATGCGATTGCGTCTTTGGCGTTTAAGGTCAGCAAGTCCAAGACTGCATTGGACACGGCGGGCAAGGCGTTGACCGAAACCCAAAAGGCCGAGATTAAAGTTGTTGACGACGCGCGCAAGAAGATCCGCGACCGTTTCGACGCATTGCGCGATGAGGCACGCAAGCCGCTGACCGATTGGGAAAAGGCCGAGGCTGACAGGGAAGCGCGGCAATCTCAGTTGATGGTAAACTTGCGCGACCACGGGGCTAATGCGTGGGACGATCCTGCCGAGATTCAGCAGATTGCGGACTTCATCAAAAACATCAACCTTGACGGGTTTGAAGGCGCGGCGCTGGACATGGCAAACGAGTCCCGTGAGCATACGTTGAAGGAGTTGCAGACCATGTACGCCGCAGCGGTGCAACGTGATGCTGACGCGGCTGAATTGGCGGCGTTGCGTGAGGCATCGGCGGCACGTGATGAGGCGGACCGGATTGCGCAGGTTGAGCGTGACCGGGTAGAGACTGCTCGCAAGGAAGCCGAGGCAGCGGAAGCCGCCGAACGTGATCGGGTGGAGCAGGAACGCGAGCGTGCGGATTGGCTTGCCGCTGCTGAACGTGAGCGCATTGAAACCGAACGCACCGACGAAATCGCACGGGTTGCAGCAGCAGCACAAGCGGCTGAATGGGCCAAGGAAGCCGAAGCCGAACGCGTGCGGGTTGCTGATGCGGACAAGCTGGCAGCGGTTGAAGCGGCAAAGGCAGAGGCGCAAGAACTGCACGACAAGGAACGCAAGGAGGCTGCGGATTGGGCGAAGTCTCAAGCCGCCATTGCGGAACAGATCGTCAAGGATAAAGCAGACGCACAGGCCGCACGGGAAGCCAACGTTGCACACCGCGAAGCCGTGCACGCAGCGATCACCGCAGCCCTCGCCGCAATGGCTGGCAACACATCACCTGCCCAGATCGCAACCGCATTGATGGACGGCAAAATCCCGCACATCAAAGTCACACTGTAACTGGAAGGAAACACCATGGAAAACATGAAAGATTTCATCGGGACCAAAGAACAACTTTGCAACGCGCTTGAACATATCGCAAACCGAAAATCATCCAATTTTACAGACGTTTCAGTTTGCGCCGCCGCAAGGGACACAATTCTTTATCTTGAGGATTTGCTTGGAAGATACGCTTGTCGCGTAGTTGAGGCAGAGGGCGTATATTTTCAACCAGAAGGGCCAGAGGGTGATTATATTATTGATCTATCACTCCACTGTAACCCTTGAACCCCCGCCCGCTTTCCGTTAAGGTTAGCGGGCAACCCAACGGAGAAAAACCATGCACCCCAACGCAATAATTCACGAAGACCTTGAGCAAGGCACGCCGGAATGGCTGGCAGCACGTCGCGGCCTGATGACGGCAAGCGAAATGCACTTAATTGTTAACGTGCCAAAAGAAGAAACGAGGATCAAGAAAGACGGCACGCCCTACAAGCAGCGCGAAATGTCAACTTCTGATGACGAAAAGACCCGCGCGCACATCTATGAAATCGCAGCCCAGCGCATCACGGAATGGACCGAACCGACATACGTTGGTGACGCTATGTTGCGCGGCCATGCTGATGAGATCACGGCCCGCGACCTATACAGTGACCGATACGAACCGGTTGAGGAAAAGGGTTTTATCACGCGCGACTTTGGCGGCTTTACGCTTGGTTATAGCCCAGACGGTTGCGGCGTGATGTCAAATTTTGGGATTGAATGCAAAAGCCGCATCCAGAAGCACCACTTGGCAACGATCATTTCGGACACTGTGCCGGTTGAATACATGCTGCAGGTTCAAACCGGCTTACTTGTGACCGGTTGGGATTACATGGACTATATCAGTTTTTGCGCGGGGCTGCCGATGTGGGTCATCCGCGTGCTGCCCGATCCTGTTTATCAGGAGGCGATTATGACGGCTGCGGCAGACTTTGAATTTAAGGTGCGCGAACAGGTTGCGGCGTATCATGACCGGATTGCAAACTGCGCGACCGTTATTGAAACCGAACGCGAACCCGACGAAATGGAGGTTTACCTATGACCGATAATCTTGACGTAACAAAGGCAATCCAGCCCAAGTCGGACCAGATCAACGCTGACAGCCTTGTGACCGGCCCGCAGACAATCAAGATCCGCGACGTGAAAGTTGACCCAACAGGCGAACAGCCAATTTGGGTTTATTTTGAAGGCGACGATGGAAAGCCATGGAAGCCGTGCAAAACGTCCGCCCGTTGCCTTGCTGCAATCTGGGGTGCCAACGCGTCGCAATGGTTTGGCATGTCGTGCACGATATTTAACGACCCGACTGTGACATGGGGCGGGGCTGCGGTTGGCGGCATACGTGTCAGCCACATGGAAGGCATCGACAAGCCACGCGTGCTGTCGCTGACCAAGACGCGCGGCAAGAAAGGCAGCATCACCATTCAGCCGCTTGTGACCAAAGACGCGCCAAAGATTGACGTTGAGGCGGTCAATGCCGCAGCACGCAAAGAAGCGGATAAAGGCAAAGCGGCGTTCATCACTTGGTATCAGTCAAACGCAAAGACGCGCGACGCTCTGACAAAGCCGATCATGGCAGAGCTGAAAGAAACGGCGGAAAAGTTTGACGCAAAACAAGCCAGTGCCGAATATGACGATGAACCTGAGCCACCAGAAGACGCAGATCCATATGACGACGAAACATCAGAAAGCGAAGGGGACGACAATGGGCCGACCATCTAAAAACGAGTTTGAAATGACGGGTCAGGAGCTCGACGGGAAACATATCGGCAAGCGTACCTTTGCGCCATGGGCCGACATGAAAGTTGGCGACTGGTTCACGCCCGTTGCCGACGCTTACGCCATGGCCAGCAGACGGAACACGCAAAACCCAGATCGCCAATATGCGGGGGTCCAGGTGCGCGGGTTAAATTGTGTGGTTCGTGTGAAATAATGCCTTGACCTTAGCGGGGTGGCTCGCTAAGGTTATTGCATGGAAAGCAGAACGCCACATACAAGGAGAACACCATGCGCTGGAATACTTAAAACCGGCTAATTATTATTCGGCATCAACGCCGATAACCACCAACCCCCACCAACAGGAGACGACCATGACAATCGGACTAGGAACAATAACGAATACCGACCACCAAACACCCTTTGACTCTGGCGTAGTGGACAAATTTGGAAACGTGCTTGCTGATGAGGCCGCCGTGATGACAACCGAAACCAATGCACCAAATATGATAAACGTTACAGAATTTGACGACGATGGCGTCATTACAATGCTTGACGACGGTGGCGTCATGAGCGACGCAACCGGCCTCGTGGAAGGCGATCGCATCAGGCTTGAGGGTCACTACGGCACAACCAACGACTTTACCGTCGAGAAATTCAGGGATTGTCTCGGGGTGTTTTGGAGCGACGCGGCGCGGAAGGCAGGAAGTTTTACGCCTTTGTGTGAAATGTACGGACACGGCGCTGGCTCCGAAAATTCCTACATCTCCAACTACGGCGAATACGTCAAAAATCCGGTTGCGCTGTGGATGCAGTTGCCACGCATAGACGGGTCCAAGCCATGACCGACACCCTAACCGATGCAGAATACGACGCGCAACGCATCCAATGGGCCAGGGACGACGACGCAGCACGCAAGGCAGCCGAGCCACCTGACTTTGACGAACACGCGCACGAATTGTGTGACGAACGACGCACCAGCCGCAAGTGGCACGACGGTGTTGTCGTTATCCCCGCCGCAACCAAGGAACCAACCCCATGACTTTACCCACATATAACGCCATGCCGCCCGTCTCACCGCCACACAAGCCCACCCCCACCATCCCGCAGATGGAGGACCGGCACGAGCGCCAAGTATTCACAGACAAAGCCGATCGCGTGGTCAATCAAGTCTTGGCGTTTGCCTTGACCGTCTTGGCCGTCGTGTTTGTCGGCGGGCTGATGTATAAAACGTTTGTGTGGGGGCATTGATTATCCATAGGAATAGGCGGGGCAACCCTCGCTTTAGGGCAACAGGAAAGGCTTGATCGGTGTCGTTGCACCGTGACTAGCTGGACCATAACAGACCAACCGGCGGGCTTGGGCTCGATGCCCGCCAACCAATCAATCCCAGAAAGGGGAACACCATGGAAATTCTACCTATCATCATTATCATTGGCATCTGCGCAGCTATTGGTTACGCAATCCCGAAAGACCCAGAATCCAAAGCAACAGGCGCAATCTTGGGCGGCCTACTTGGACCGATCGGGCTTGTCATTGTCGCAATTATGAACCGTTGAAAGGGAGACACAAAATGACAGATATGCGTGAACAGATTGCAGAGATATTGCGGAAATACTGCTATGAGGGACACAACGGAAGACGTCTTGACGTAGCCGCCGACGCTATCCTAGCCGCCATGCCTGACATGATTGCGCCGCTGGTTTGGGATTATCGCGGAAATGTAAGTTGCACGGCACATACGCCGTTTGGCAAATACCTAGTGGAAACGTGCCACGAAGATGGTTTTGGCATGTGGACGCCACGCGACGAAACCGAAGACGATCCGCCGTTTGGATACCACGACGACATTCACGAGGCCCAAGCAGCCGCCAACACCCACCACCGCGCCGCTATCATGGCAGCATTTACAGGAGAGACAACATGACCC